CGGGTTTCTATCGTTGTAAACAACATAGGAGTCCATAAAGGGGACAGGGATGTCAGTCGAGGTCGACTGGCATATGAAGGGGAGCTGCGGCGGGACATGGCAGCGGTACTTTGACACCACTCTTGATCACCGTAGAAGAACCACGGGGAACCAAGAGAGTTGAGAAAGAAGGAGAGGACATCAAGAACTCCATGGAGATACGGTGTGACTGTCCAGGAACAAAGGACTTGCCACTGGCATCTTTTGGGACACGCCAAAGCTTCTCGTTGTGTCGGAGTGTCTTCACCGAGGAATCAGACGGTGAAGGATCTATGAGTCGGTGGAGAGGCAAGACCAAAAAGGCCTCTGCCGCCAAAGCTGCATAGAGCTTGTTGGAGGTTAGAACCTCATCAGGACGAGTCAATTCAGTAGGAACACACTGAAAATCGACCCGAGTCTGAATATACTGATGGACCAGCCAAGTGCTCGGCGGGGCCTGCGACATAGGTCGCACCTTCCCGGACAAAATCTGATGATAGATACGATGACCAAGAGCAAGGTCAAGATCTGTCGGACTAAGTCCTGGAATCCATTCAGTAACCCCGTCAATAACACGAGACAGGGGAGGTAAACCAACGCCACCAAGCCACTCAGGGACAAACCAAGGCACAAAAAGCTTGTCGAGTACTGGACGATGGCAGTCAATGAACAACCGAAGCGTCGCTTCTTGTAAATCAGCCGGAGCGCCTTTGATCAAAGCGCGACAACGAGAACCTATGTTGTCATTTCCGCTGACGGTAAACACATCTGCAAGACCTACCGCTACCTCGGAACGCTTCATTCCACGCAACAGCCCCATTCGCACAAAAGGAATTTGTGTGAAAGGCGAATAACGAGTAATCATCCGACGCATTAGTGCGCCAGATTCTTGCACGATATCTGCCGAGGGGTCTCGAGACCGAGCGGGAACGGAGAAGGGGACAGGACTGTCCGGGGTATATGCAAATTGTGTAGAATTAATCTCAACAAAGTCCTTAGTGAGATAATCTTTACCGACCGAGACTTTAAGACCCACAAATGAGCCAAAAAGGTCTTGGATTTTAGCACCAAAAGAAGTTTGACGCGAGGCATTGTCATCACCGTTGATCAAGAGAGGAAGATCACGTAACTTCGAACGACAAGTCGCCACATTTGGGACTTGAAGCTCGACATCATCAAAAATATCGACGCCTGGGTTCGCCTCCTGGATCAATCGGAGAGCGTTACCAAACTCGATACCATTGCGACACACGGCTGCATTGATCAGACACAACTGAATAAAGCTAAGAATGCCACCCATCAGCGAACCATTTTGCTGGTAGGCGGTCATTTTAGCCTCAGGACGAACAACTTCACCCTTGAAGTTTGTCTGCTCCTCCTGCTTGAACTGCAGGATATTGTGTCCCAAACTGACCTGAGCGACGGAAATCTCTTGTTCGAGAAAACCGACTTTCAGACCAATCTGGCGGATCATAGTCAATGCAGGCCACGTATGAAGCTCATTCGTCGCATCAGACCAATCACCAGAGCGAAAAAACTGACCCTCTTGAAGTTTTTTGCCTAAAGCATTCAGCAGCATCTCCGAAGAGACCACCGGCTGACCCAACAAAACAAAAGTTGGATGTCGGCGAAGGACGTTGTGGAGCCATTTTTGCATCGGCTTCAAAACGAACTGCATTGCTGAATCCTGGGCAGTAATAACTCGAGATTTGAGAGCTTCTCGTAAGCCAATCATTTTGGCAAACGATAGCTGACAGTCCGAGACTTCAAGGCAGCGCTGGTAAAGATCCTTAAAGGCCTGGTTAATTGATGATGAGTCGAACTCCAAAATGGAGAATCGCTCAAAATTTCGTGATTCATCTTCCAAATCTCCATGGAATGCACGTTGGGTAGGCTTCACTACAAGTTTCCGTAGTAGCCAGTCTGTATTATTAATATCCTCAATATCACGCTTAATCTGAAAATTCGCTTGTAACATTTCGTCACTATCCCGAAACATATGGGAATGCTTAGAAAAATAATCGAGATCTTTGATTATCTTTTCGGCATTAACCCCCCAGACCGGAGCTGCGCGAACACCAGTAACACCACCACCTTTGTGGCGTGAACTGTTGTAGTGTGCAGAGGTCGAAGGGAAAATAGGGCGATAGCGATCCTCATCTGTATAAATGCCAGCGTCGTTGAAATTGAACACTTCATCAACAACGCGTTGAAGCTCAACCGTCAAGACTTCTTTAGTCAAGACAGTTGGAAAGCCGGCATTTTCAAGAATGAGGCGTAAGTTGCCATGACTCCAGGCAGCAAACTTTTCGGAAACCATATCAGGTACTCGATATGACAGGGCGTGCAGCAGATCAACCTGCTGAGGAGTTGAGGGAGCAGTAGTCAAAGTATTGAATGACTTGCTCAGACTGGCCGCGACAAATTCGTCGTCAGGCCGTACCATTGCTTGCTTAGCTTGTTTGACAGCGAAGGCTAGTGAGTGGACTGTTAACAATGGGAGTCGGCCGCGTTTAGCGGCCTTCAACCATCGTCCCGCAGGACCACCCATAATCATGAGAGGGTCTTCCTTCCACTCGCCGTGCACATTTGGCGTTTTTGGAGGGGCTTGATCATGAAGTGCGTTATGAAACGCGACTAGCTTCCACTTTAGAACAGGGACCCAGTTCAATGCTGGGTTTGGACCAACTAAATAAGCAAGTTCTTGATAATGTAGGCTTTGCTTTTCAAGGAACCTACTCTCTTTCTGTGGTGTCACACCATTCATTCCGTACAGTCGCAAGAGATCTAGCAACTGTCGGAGACACTCCTTCATCGTTAAAGCGACGGAACCCATGCGTGAAAGATGAAGTAACATATCTTTCACACCTTGTGGCATGATATCGCTATCAGCCACGGGGAAAGGGAGACTGGCACCACCCTTAGGTGCGACGGCTTGGATTTGAGCCGCTGTCGTTGGGATCGACAGATCTTCCTGGAGTTTTACGTCTGCGCTACCAGAGACGGGTTGTTGGAGAGATAACATCCTG